AAGTCGCAAGGTCAGCGGCCTTTGCTACTGTGGCATCCTTAGCTACCGTAGCGTCTTTGGCTACTGTTGAATCCAGGGCAACTTTAGCGTCCAAAGTCGCAAGGTCAGCGGCCTTTGCTACTGTGGCATCCTTAGCTACCGTAGCGTCTTTGGCTACTGTTGAATCCAGGGCAACTTTAGCGTCCAAAGTCGCAAGGTCAGCGGCCTTTGCTACTGTGGCGTCTTTGGCTACTGTTGAATCCAGGGCAACCTTTGCGTCCAAAGTCGCAAGGTCAGCCGCTTTAGCTCCTGCTAAAAAACCCGCATCAACTACGATATCAACGGCTGCAATATCATCATAAACTTTCTTTAAAGATTTATTAATAATCATTAGCTTTCCTTAATATATTAAAGTTATTTATACTGTCCAAAAAACTTTTACATCATTTCCTACATCACTAGTAGCAACATATATAGCATTTGTATTAGAAATTTCTACTGGACCAAATGTATCACCAGGATCTAAATCAACTCCTTCATTAGCTCCTAATGCATTAGTAACCGTAGATCCCCCAATGAATATTTTTCCTGTTCCAGCTTTAAATTGAATAGAAAGACTCTTGCAAGCATGTGCGGGCAATTGAACACGATCTGCGGCTCCAGCCAATGGAATATCTACAATAATATTACCAGCAGTAGTCGCTAAAGATGAACCACCAGTAATCGCAACATTTATAGACCCATCAGAATTTATAGCTAATTCTTCTGTTCCATCCCCAATTCTAACCGAATCATGTACGTCGCCTATATCTGGATCATTATCTTTGTGAGATAATGCTACTTCTAATTCTCCATTAACCGTACCAATATTAATAGATCCGTCAGTTAATTGAGTATAAATCGGATTTTCGGCGCTATTAGGTAGGCCAGTAGCGCTATCAATAACAACTACCCCCTGTATCGCCCCTCTAGGAGTAAACTGAGTTCCAGCTGATCTTATATGTTCATTTCCCATCTAAAACCTCAAAATAAACTTTAAAATTTTCCTTCCGCTTTTAATTTGGTTAATTTTCTAACAACAGTTTCTCTTTTAGAATTCTTTTCCGCTTTAGGTATAAACTGAGAAATTTCAATCCCTAATTCCGCTAATTTAGGATCTTGTAAAATATGTTTCCAACAATATCCGCTAGGACTTTCAACCAACATCTCTTCCTTGCAAAATTCTTGATTAGTCCTTAAAAACTTACATTGTTTATTATCAAAAATATGATTAGCATCCTGTTCTATACTATCATTTGTTTTTTCTATAGCTTTTAGTTTATTTTCTTCTACCAAAAATTTTATATATACTTCAGACCCAAATACGACTTTAATATCTAAAGACCTAGTTATAAATGGTAACTTTCTTAAAAATACTAATGGTAATTCTTTAGACTTCCTTAAAATAGGAAGTCGTTTTAAACTAAAATAAGTTTTACTATCCTTTTCTACAACCGCATAACCTCCTCGAAATTTAACTCCATTAATTACATTATTAACATTAGGAAGAGTATGCTTTAAAATTATATATTCTCTATCTTTCTCAAAAGATTTAGTAGTCCAAACTGACATTTATATCTCCTTTCTGCTCTACAGAAAGTTTATTTTTAATATTTTGTAGGTATTCTATACTTAATTTGTCTAAATCTGCTAATTTATGACAATTAGGGCATAATACAATAGCATTTTGTAATGTATTTAGTCCACCTTTAGATTTAGGAATAATATGATGGGCCTCACATCCAGCTTCATTCCAACCACACCGAACACATTTATCACCAACAAATTGTTTTATTGCTTTAGACCAAGAATTACAATCTTTATGTTCAAATAAATTGTCACCACGAATATATCTATTTTTACTATTAAAAGACATATTTATTGGCAAACCTTTTTTATTTCTTTGATAATGTTTTACACAATACCCTTGACAATAATATTTAGTATTACAGCCCACTACAGAACAAACTTTAATTTCTTTTATCTTTCCTAAAGTTCCTCGTTTGAATTGTGCCAAATGATTAACACAATATCCATGACCCTTATGAGATTTAGTACAATTTTCAAATGTACAATACAAAAACTTTAAATTCATATTTTCTCCTGTTATAAGAAAATTTAATAGCTGGAAAAGAAATAACAGTTCTTTTTACGGTGGATCAAACCAACCAACTATTAAAACAGCGTCAAATTAACTTCCCAAAGGAAGAATTGATTTTATTCTTGATAGACTTAATCGGTTGTACAAGTCGAACCCGCAATACCATTTCATCCTATATTGATAAGCATTCTCATTTTCTCTTGGACCAACATATTCAAGTTTAAGTCCGGCATTATTAGCTGATGTAAAACCAACTACGCCCTTAAACTCGCCCCAAGCTCCACAATAAATCTGAGAACCATCAGCCCTCTCTGCTGACATTGCAGCAGCAGAAGCAGGAAACAATCCCGATGTATTTAGTGCTTGTCTAGTTACTTGTCTATTTTGTTCTGGGTCCATAAAAGAACCAGAAGTACTACTAACTACTATGGTATCTGTTCCAGCCCCAGATGCAATAGCATAACGATAAAGAACTCCATCTGAACCACGAAGTAACAGATAAGCAGCATCGGCTCCAGTACTACCAGATAAAACAATAGTAGTAGCATCAGTTACAGAACTAACAGAAAGTCCTGAACTAGCATTAACAGCATCATATCTACTAACAAAATCATTCCTAAAAACAGGAATTTCTTGATAGTACAACATAGGTTTCATATTACCTAAACCTTGCTGTTGTAACATATACGCATCCGTACCACCACCAGTATTTCTTAGAAGAGTTCTAAGAGAACGAATTTCTCTTGAATTCATCATAAGAAAATCCGGTTTAGAAGCAGTAAGACGATCTATAACATCGTCCAAATCTTCTAGAGTAAATACTCGACCTTCTAAACCTACTCTAGCACTAGCGGGATCATCTTCTATTAGAGTTTGAGTTTGGGTTGATGCGCCTCCATTATAAAATGGATGGTTAACATCATCAGCATTCCCCTGTTCTGCATCCAGAATAGAAGACATGCCATTAAATTTATCTGAAATACCAATAGGACCATTATTGCTCTGAACTAGCGGTCCACTAACCCTTTTAGCATTAACCACCGCATTCATATACTGACGAGCAATTTGTTTTGCTTTTGAGGAAATTTGAACTTGTAGCTGATCATTTGATTCACTAAGTTGGTCCTCAACTTGACCATCTATAATGATTTCAGCAATAATTGCGGCTAAATTAACGTTTACTGATGTAAACGTAGCCCCCGCCTGATATTTTGTCTGATTAAGACTTGTACCAGGAGAAGCGAAATCTGCCGCTGCCAAAGTAGCCTCACGAGTAAATGTATAAGCTAGACCTTCAAAAACTACAAAGGGAAGATATCGAAACCACTCGTCAACTGATATAATATCAGCTATGATACCTTCTACTAGCAAATTATTACTCAATGTTGCAGCATCAGCTAATGAAATTACTTGAGCCATTGATTAATTCTCCTTAATGTTTTATGTAAGTGTAAAAAGTTAAACTATAGATCTTCCAGACTTTGGAAGTCCTTTAAGAGCCGCTTTAATTTTTTGAGCAGAAGTCATTTTATTTCTTTCTTCTCTTTCAATATTTTCTAGTTTCTCTTTACTAGCCCGTGCTCCCTGAGAAGCGCCCGGAACACTATGATTAACGACTACTGTTTTATCCTCAAAAACTCCTCTAAGATCTGCCTCTTCTATCGCAGTTAAAGCATCTCTAGGATCACCCGCACCTTTTACAATCAAGGCTGCAATATCCTTGAATTTTTCTGGAACAGATTCAAGTTTTTGTTGCAGTCTTTGTTTATATATTTCTTTTTGAGCTTCGACTTCAACTTGATGTCTAGAAAGTTCTGATTGTAAATTAGTTACTTTCTCATTATAAATTTTTTCGTTAGCTTCAAATTTGGTTTTTAATTCCGCCAATAAGGCTTCCCTATTAGCTAATTTTTCACTCAAATTTCTTTCTTTATCAAGTTCCCTAGCTTTTAAATCATCTAATTCTTTTTTAGTTTTTAATGATTCTTGAAGCTCTGATTCTTTAGCAGATAACCTCTTGTCCATTTCTGCTTTTAATGAATCGACCTTTTCTGCGTATTTAACCCTGTATGTTTTATTTTCCTCTCTGAGGCGTTTAATTTCTTTTAATGCGCTATCTTTGGTCCAACTATCAGGATCTTTTACGCCGTCTGTTCCAGAAGGCTCATCCTCACTGGAAGATAATTGGGGTTTAGTCTCATCTGATTTTATTGTTTTTAAATCAGTACTTATCTCCCCTTTCGTACCAACTTTGGCAATTAAATCATTATCTTCAGTTATTTTTTTAGTACTAACTTTAGGAACATTAGTAATAATTTCTGATGATTTAGTTTCTTGAGATTTTGCTCCCAATGTATCTATTAAATCTGCCATATTTACTCCAATCTAGCTCTTCTAGTTGAAGAACTTGTTTTATCAATCTATTTTATAACCTCGATCTAATAAATCAGAGGTTTTAAGTTTACTTAATGTACTAGATAGTCCGTTTTTTTGCATTTCTTGTGTATATGGATTATGAGCCACACTTTCTTGAATTGTATATGTTTCAATCTTAATTTCAGATATTAATCCAGGATCAAACGCTGATACAATTGGTTTTGTAAGTTCAAACGGTTTTTGTTCTTTTAATTTTTCTGGCCATTTATCTTTTAAACTTGTCCACAATTCAAATGCGCTATCATAATTTTCAGTTTCTAAAACTGTAATATGATTAAGATCTCTTCTCAAAATCAATACTACATATACTTGCTTATTAGTTCCCATTAAATGCTCCTCGTTTTATTAGGAACGAACTTCTTTTCTTTTAATTTTACCTCTAGGATCTCCATTTTTCTCTGGTTGTTTTGAACTATCTTCAGCGTGTTTAACTTTGTTATCTTGCTTTGATCCAGTAATTTCAACATCAGATTTGTCTGATAAAGATGCGCCGCCAGAGGTAGCCGCTGAAGATTGCTTAGATTTAAAATCCATAGGAACTTGAGCAAGAATTTTTGCCTTTTCTACTTCTACTTTTGCATCAAACTTAGCTTGTTCCATTATATCACTTCTACGAGATTTCAACATTTTTTCAATATCTGTTTCGCTAAGATGATCATGTAATTTTTTGAATGTGCTTCTATCTCCTTGATTAAGAAGTTTATTTTCCATAGCTAAAGTTTCGATATTTGTCTTAGGATCAACTGGAAATTTAGGCTGAACATAAGTGACTTCTAATTTAGCCTCTTGAGAAAACTTTTTCTCTCCTGATTTAGTATGATGAGCATTCCACAATTGTTTAACAATATGAAACAACTGTTGCTCTCTTTCTTTAAATATTTTAGCTCTTCTAATATTATCTTCAATTACTCCAATTTTTTCCATCATCATAGCAAAACCAGATGCTGGTAAAGATTCTTTATATTTAGGTCTTAAGCCGTGGTTAATTCGGACCATATCAGTCATACTTTCTATAACATTGATTAGACCTTTAATATCAGCGCTTGGATGAGCAAATTTAAAATCTCCCTTTTCTCCTACTGCGATAGCAGTATCAGGACCTATACTCATTCCTAAAGCCGCTGCATCAGCGTTTCCATCTCGAAATATACCTAATCCTGCATCAAATGTTCTAAAAGCTCCTCCAGCCGCAAATCCACTAATCCCCCCAATACCTCCAAATTTAGATTGAGCAGAACCGCCTCTTAAAATATTAAAATCATCAACGGGTCTACCTTGTCTTAAAGACGTTGGTCTTTCTACTCCACTTAAAACAGGTATACCAAACGACTGAAATTTTGCAATATGATTCAAATCAGTCATTCGCATATTAACAGTATGATTGGCATATATAAGTGGTTCATCTATAGGTAAAAAATAATAATGTGCTGGATCTTGATTGAAAAATGGAATAGCCGGGATTACCCCATAAGGATTTTTAGTTTCGTACTTTCGTCCATCTCCATCTTCCATAGAATGATATTGTGGACTCCAGTAAATTCTATTAATACTTCCTAGTCTACCTGGATTTACTACTGATTGTTTTAATTCAATTGATGCCTGCCCTAAATCTGATGGCCCTGGCAATTTACCTGTAAGAGAACCTCCCACCATTTGGCTACCACTACCTGCAAAACCTCCAAATTTGGTTCCAAATCCTATTAATAACTCGGTAATATAATATGGAGAAGCTCCATGCTTTAAATCATACACTCCCCCATGTAACATATCTAATTGTACCTGACCACCCTCTCCAGTTTGAACTAAATTACCAGTATTAGGATCTACAAAGCTAACTTTAACTAATAAAGTACCTAATAAACGAGTCCATCTATCCAACTTATCCATAAACATATTATATCTACTATGACGTTGAATTTCTTCCCATAACTTCTGATCTTCTGGAAGATGTTTTCCTTCACTATTAGTAATAATATGTATAGGATCTTCTCTATAGAGTATAGATGTCTCATCAATTATCTCTTTAGTAAGATTAATAGGAATGATTTGTTGTTTTTCAGGATTACGAAATTGGCGTACTAAATCAAGCCAAACAAACTCATCTTGTCGCTTTTGGACTATATCTTCAACTATTTTATAAGTTGTTCCGCTTTCTCGGTAAGGTTATCCATATTATATATTTTATATAACGTAGGATATCTACTATCATATTTTAAATCAATTTTATACAACATACAAGGAATAATAAAATCCTTAATAATTTCTCTAAACTTTAAAAAATTATGCGAATTAAATTCTAAATAGTATTTTAATCCGCCAATTTTCCAAATTTTATATATTTTAACATCTATATTCCAAACAGACTTAAAATACTGCTTAATTAATAAGTGTTCATCATACGTAAAAGATAAACTCCAAATTCGTGCTCGCCTTGATTTTATCTTTTTTCTGTCTTTTGGATCTGTTTGTAAACACAATCCTCCGTCATCCATGTACCATACGGCCAATCCTAAGGGCGTTAATTTATTTAATATCTTATTTGAAATAATTTTAATTCCATTAGGATACAAATTTTGACGAATTTTTGTAAAATATTGTAGCCTATTTGTATATAATTGATAACTTCCTCGTTTGTCATGAATAATTTTTGCTGTTACAGGATAAACTTGATTAAGTATCTTTTGTTTTAGTTCAATTAATTGTTTTTGTTCTTTGCAATGACTACATCTAAAATATGCATTATGTGTTTGTTTACTTTGAATTACAGATGAATCCCCTAATAAAGTTCCTATAATAAATCCATCCAATTCGGAACTACTTAAATTATTCACTAAAGGTTTCCCTTTCTTTTATATAATAGTATGCTTACTAGTCTCTGAACCTTTTTATAATGTTTCCATTATAACTTGGCTGCTGATTGAGATATGTTTTTATATCTGTTCCAGCAATTAACGGAATTTAACGAGAGCCGATTATATTTAACCCTCGTAGTACGCTAAAGCAATCTCCGTAATCCATTGTCTATAATAGATATCTTCATAAAGATATACTCCTATAGACGATAAACCACCTAATCTACTGATAGGATGATTACTTATGCCTAAATTAAAAGCCAATATTACCTCTAATTTCTTCAGAGTCAATATTCTCAAATATTGCCTCATTTAGACTATATTTACGCATATTAGCTCTACTAATATTAGTAAAATAGGGGAGTATTAAGCCTCCCCTATAAATTCTTACATCTTACCTGGCTCTTTCTTGCCGGACATAGGCGGATTTTCTTTCTTTCCAGGTTTGTCGTTATCGCTAGCCATATTAGGATAGCCAACACTTAGTTTTTCATCTTGCGGCATAGGATTTTTATAACCACGAGATTTAAGACTTGGTACTGACTCTTCCGTAACTTTGCCAGCTGTGTGTTTTCCAACTACTGCCATTGTTATACTCCTTGATTAAAGTACTTTAATAAGCCAATAAACTAAAAATTACCCTTTTGGTTTTTTAGGGGGCATTTTTTGACCTTTAGCGCCCATCTGAGGGTGATGAAGAAAATAAGCCATATCATTCACTAATTTATGTTGTTTTATGGCCTTAACCCTTGGATGTTTTAAAAAGTCTTCAGGTTTATCAGCAACTTGCTTTTTAACTTTTTTTTCGTCCATTTTTTCACGCCTTCTAAAAGGATCTGTGGCTTGAGCAGTACTACCCATAGTAATACTAACTTCCTGATCTCCAGAAGAACCCCATAAATAATTAGGTTTATCGTCTTTTTTACTCATTTGATTTTTTCTTAGGAACAAAATCTTTAGGCAACAGAGAATGTTTACCATATTCTGCGGCATCCAAGTATTCTGTTTTTCTTCCTAAAAAGCCAGTCTTACTACCTTTCATTTTAGGGGCTTCATCAATAAGTTTGTCTACCGCAAAAGCATATGAAGTTCCTAAACCTCTACTAACACTTCTCATTTCTGGAAATACGTTAGTAGCAGACATACTAGATCCACTAACCCCTTTTCCTTGTTGCTTTTTACTATTTTTGCCTTTTGCAATAACTCTTGCCATTATTCTAAACCTCTTTGTCTTAGCCATTCATGGGCAAAATCGTTAACTTTTTGCATTTTTTCCATAAAAGTTAACTCCCTATATAAGGGATTTTCTGCCGCTCCTAAAAATTCACTATAAATGGCTAAATATAAATCATTACAAATATCATCTTTATTAACTTTAACTGATAGTTGAGTTTTATCTATAAAAAATTTACCATTATACTTATAAATTAAAGGAAGCATACTAATTTATAACACCATCTAAAACAGTTATATGTTGGCCCGTATCATGAAATAAATACACCATTAAATATCTTAAAGCATCCAATAATCCCTCATACCCTTCAGCTGTTTCTTCATAATCTTCTTTTAATCCGCCAGCTTTCGTTTTTTTAAAGGAAGCAGTTTGTAAAGCGTAGATTAAATTTACACAATTACTAGTTACAAATAATTTTGGATAAGTTGCCGAATCTCTAGTTTCCGTTAGTATTGGTCTTCCTTTTTCATCAAATTTAGGAAATTGGCACCATAATCTAATCATATCGCAACCAATAGCCCTATCCTGTCTTAAACCAACGGGTCTTCTTTTCAAAATTGTCTCAAAATCATCCCAGGCAGTTCTTCCATTTAATTGATCTTGCTTTCCACTGATATCAGCTATAATTTCAAAAAAATGAATGGGCTTTCTAGTTTCTAATGGTCTTCCTTCTTTTTTCCAAATTTCATACGCAACTTTGGTTAATTCTTTTTCTTTATCAAGTATTTGCTGTGCTTGCATAAATGATGTATGCCGCTTTGAAAATCTTTCATCAAATACAACTAAATCATTAAATTTATTTAATTGAGCAAATAACGTTGATGCTGGTTTAGCGTAATTATGATCACAAGACGTATAAATTGGCCCCTCATCAGGATGCCAAATATAATCAATTACATTAGCAAATTCATGCTTATTATCTTTTTCTATTACAAAACCCGGAAAACATAAATCTGATACTGATTCAAAATCAGCCAAATATTCTTGTTTAAACTTCTGTAATTTACCTGATAAAATAGCTCTTCTATAAGCAGAATCAATTTCTTCTTTGGATTTTTCAGGGGAAGCAGCTAATAAGGGATTATCGTAACTAGTTCTTTGAAACGAAGCCCATTCTCGCATATCATTAGAAATACCAGTCTCAGGATCTATAGAAATAGGAGATTTTCCTAACCTTTGCCTTATTCCATTTAGTCCAAATAAATAAAGTTTAAAAAAGGAATTCTTTCCTCTTGGAGTACTGATAAAAACTGCGCTTCCTTCTTTATCCATTAAAGTAGGTTGAAGCATTTGTGCCCAAATATCTTCTAATTTAGGTTCAATTGCCGCTTCATCTACTATAACCAAATCTAATGCATCTCCTACTAAACTATCAGGATTCTCCATTGATTTGGCTTCTAAAACTGATCCCCATGGGGTTTCTAAATAAAAATCACCTTTTTGATATCTAGCTCTACCCGATACTCCTGGATTTATAAGTTTTAATTGTAAAACTAAAGTACTATATAATTCTCTAAAAACTTTTTCTGCTAATGAATAATCAGGACCAACAATCATTACTCTACGATTAACTTGCATTAAAACGGCTAACGCCATTAAATCTGCTATTAAAGTTTTTCCCCAACGTCTTCCACAGGCTAAAACTTTAAATCGGGCAGGATCATTAATTACCTCTAAATGTCCCGAATGTAGAGGTTGAATTAGTTTGCCTTGAGTTGTTCGTACTTTTCTTTCATTAAGCCATTTAGCTAAAGCTTCTATATTCAATTCATGAATTCTTAATGGCTTCCCATCAGTATTATATTCAATAGGAACTGTCATTAACTACTTTCTTTTTTATGAAGAATCTTATTGATTTCTCTAAAAGTTTCAATAGTTTTATCTTTACTAGTACTATCTTCTTTTAAGTCTCCACTTAATTGCAACCAAATTTTTGCGGCAGCAGTATCTTTTTGAGTACCTCTGTTAAATAAGGAGTTAATCATTACGACCCTACGTTCTTTAGTAAATAATCCAGAACTTTTAATTTTTTCCCAAATAGCATCATTAAAATCTTTATTTTTGAACCATTTACAAATAGCTGTTAATGAAGGAACATTCCCTAACATTAATTTTTTTGTATCTTCATCTTCTATATACTTCTTATTAATTTCTTCTATTAATTGTTTTCTAAGATTAGTTATAGAAGGAATTTCATTGGGATTTATAACAGTATATGTAGCAACGATTTCTTGCATTAAATCTTGTATAGGAGTCCATCTAGGGTTCTCTAGCGCTAGCTTCTTAACTTCATTAGTTTTAATAAGCTTTAAAGAAACCTTTTCATTGCCTTCTTGTTGCTCTGGGTCTTTATTGTCAGTAGAATCATTCATATTAATATGGATTTGGTCTAGTTTTGCTATATTGGAGTTTCTGTTGTTTATTATCTTTATCTTCTTTTGCTTCCGACTGTTCTCTAGGAGATAGTCCTTTGGAAGATAAATCACCAGAAGTTTTTCCTCTTGCTACTCCTTCTGCTCCATAACCAACTTGATATTTGGCTCTATGCTTTCTATGAGCATAAGGATCAGAAGTAGGATTGACTAGTGGAGAATCTTTTTCTTTTTTTGCCATTATTTTTCCCCTTGATTGTCTGCTTTTAATAATTCAGGAAACTTTAAAAAAGAAGTTTTACATTTTCTATTAGCACATCGTTTAGGTTTAAAATCCGGCCAAAATGATGTTATAGAAGCTTGCCAACCACATTTTTTACAAGTATAAATAATTCTGTTATTCATTCTCTCCTCGTTCAAGAATAATAGGGGGCGCTAGCAGCGGATACTAACGCCCTCCAAGGACCACTTTTTGTAGAAAGGTACTTTTAAGGTAAAGTATAACCGATTCATTTATATAAGTACTACTAGTTCTTAGAAAAGACTACTTTTAACACTTATATTATTTTAGAATCACGGGACACCTCATAAGAGCTAATTATATTAGTAAATCCCGACTTACTAATTAACATGTCTCCCTTACAGGCATATTTAACAAGAAAAACCTAATAAGTTAAATTCTGGAACAACCCCAATTTTTAATAAAACCGGATCAAATATAGTGGCCGTTTTACCATGAGATATTCTATATAATAATTTAATTCCTCTGATACTACACTCATTTTGAATTAATTTAAGTTCTTTATTATCTATAACAAACCCATCTTCATCAGGAATTGGTATAATTTCTAAGTTTTCTGTTCCAGCTAATAATGTGTAAAATACTTGTTCAAATTCTATATTTTCTATATCTTCTTCTGTTAACTCTTCTGTATCTGAATCATTATAATCTATGATATCATTTTTATTCATATAACATTTTAATAAAATTTAATCTAGATTTATTGGTGATTTCATTTACATTTATATCATCAACTGCAATTAAGTTATTAGTTAAAATTCTATTATTAATTGTATTTAATGAATTAGTTGCAATTAATTGTTTAATCTCATTTAATTCAAAAATATGAAAGTAGTAGTTATTAAACTTATCCTGAGATATACCAAAAACTACGTATATATCCTTATTATACTCTATATAACGGATCATCTAATTTAATTAAAAAATATACTATATGTTATTAGTATGAGTGTTTCGCCAGCGCTCTTTATTGCGCTGGCTCTTTTAGTTAACTTATATACTAATATACTATGTATATACTAAGTTAAGTTTTTGAGGATCTTTTTGTGCCTAAATTTATTTTATATACTTGATATTAATACAGTAATTTACTTAATGCAGTTTTATTAATATCTACAAATAACCTATTTAGCTCTTTTTCTTCAATAATTAGATATAGATGAGCGTTAAACTTTTTAGTTATAAATACATGAAGTTTTTCATCTGTTATAACAGTAAAAATTGTTATTTTAACTATATCTAGTTTATTAAATTGATCTGTTATATTAGTTGCAACTATTCCATCAAATTCAATTATTCTTTTAATTGTAACTGATTTATTAGTTCCAAAGAAAGTATTAGGAGTAACTATTTGCATATTTGAATCTATTTTTTAGTTTTACTTAGTTTAACTTCCATTTTCTTCAAAGCAGTATAATACTTAGAATACTCTGAAATATGGTCCATAGCTATACGTTGAGCTACTTTTTTATTGTTAGTATGTTCCATTTCCACTTTAGTTCCGGCCTTAATCTGGGCTTGTTCAGCCTTAGAAAAGCTAGCCAGGGTTTTTCCTTCAGCCAGCCCGCCCTTTAATAGTTGTTTTATTTTCGCCATAAACCTCCTTCAATAGAATATATTAATATTATAGCGTAGTTACTAATTAAAGTCAAATATATAATAATAAAAAAGTTGTAATTTTAAGTCTTTACCTAAAGTAGGTAACTCTCAAGCCTACCAAAAGGGTTAAAATGACCTATAAACAGTTCTTTTAAGGTAAGGTAGGGTTAGGCATTAACTAAGCGCTAAACGTTGTTTTACAAGGCATTTAAAGCAATATTATAAGCTATTGGTGAGGAAATTAAACTCTAAAGGTACTTATTATTTCCAAGTAAGGGTCTTATTGGTTAAACTATTTTACAAAAGGTATTAAAATAAAGATAAAATAATAATTAGATGAACCTATAATAATAGTTATAGATATGATAATAGGTTAAAATAAAATTTTTTTAAAAATGAAAAAGAGGGTATGCTAAAACTTGAATTTTATTTTTAATGTCTGAGTACCTCCGGGGGGTTATGGGGGGACTCTTTTTAAGTGTCGGTAGCCCCCTTTTCTTAATAATATCATGTAGTTATACAACCCACTGTACTAATTCTTTACAGTCTAATTCTTTAATGATAACACATACTTATAAGCCTGGTATGATTTTTGCATGGTTCTAGTCTTATATTATATCTAGTTCCATATTCTTAATATATTGCAATATTCATACCAATTAAAAATTATGCCATATTCAAGAAGTATGCCAAAGTTCAATTATGTTGATGTATACGTTCAATACATCATATAAAACTTATACATCTTCCTAACCCCTTAATTTTACATACATATTTCATTTTAGGCTTATTATTGTATATTTGTTATGCATCATATTCAAGCTTAATAAAAACAAAGTCCAATAATATTAAGTACTTGCAAATTGGCATATGGATTGCTTATTAAACAAGTAGACCGTTAACAATGAGGTATAATATGAATGCTTATAATGCTTATATAACACTGATGAATACATGTAGTCGGTATGCGCAAGAATACTTAAGAGATGCCATGGGGTGCATGGATCATGATCTTGTTAACTACATACAGGATGTAGTGCTGGGACATGAAAAATGTACGGCTGCTTATTTCCTAAAGCTATATTGTCAATTACACAGAGAAAAATATGGAGTGAATTTTTCAGTATAATAAACCTAATAATAAGGAGAT